TCTACCCTAGTAAAGATAATGTAGATAATGCTTTTGCTAGATGGTTTGTAAACGATAAAAACTTTATAAGGTTAGAAGACTTACAATATCCACAAAGGAATACACAATGGCAGAGATAGAATATCAAGGAATCAAAGTAGGTGGCAGTAAACTACTACTTATCGTACCCTTAGTTACAAGTATTGTAGGTGGTTTGTGGGGTGGGTTTGAGTTTTACAAAGATTACACAGATATGAAAGCACAGATTATGAGTTATGTTGCACCAGACCTAAGTGGTATTAAGCAACAAGTAGCAGTGTTTCAAGCAGAGAACCTCACTATTCGTCAGACTATGGAACAACAAGTAAAGATTATAGAAAAGCTATCTACTGATATGTACAAGATAGAAGAACGAATAGATAAGAAAATAACTAAAGCATTAGAAAATCCGTTGAACTATTAGGAAATTATTATGTTAGGTTTAATATCACCATTAGTTGGTTTAGTTTCATCTTTTGTTAAAGGTAAACAAGACTTAGCTAAAGTAAAACAAAAAGCAAAATTAGTTACTATTACTGCTGATGCAGAAGTTAAAAGAAAAATAGCTAGTGGTGAAATTGCTTGGGATAACAAAATGGCTGATGCTAGTGCTAATTCTTGGAAAGATGAGTACCTTACAATACTTGTTTCAATTCCATTAATTTTAGCTTTTGTGGGATATGAAGATGTAGTAATGAGGGGGTTTGTAGCACTAGAAGCTATGCCTGATTTTTACAAAACAGCAGTAGGTGTTGTATTTGCTGCATCATTTGGTGTTAAAGCTATGACTAAGATGTTTAAAAAATGAAAGATACTAAATTAAAAAAAGCTGGTGTTAGTGGTTATAACAAACCAAAGCGTACACCTAGCCACCCTAAAAAATCTCATGTAGTTGTAGCTAAAAGTGGAGATAAAACAAAAACTATTAGATTTGGACAACAGGGTGCTAGTACTGCTGGTAAACCAAAAGCTGGTGAATCTGCTAGAATGAAAGCTAAACGAAAATCATTTAAAGCTAGACACGGTGCTAATATAGCAAAAGGTAAAATGTCAGCAGCTTACTGGGCTGATAAAGTTAAATGGTAAAGAGTTGGTGGGAGCTTTGGTGCAAGGCATTAGGTCACAAAGCATTTAAAGATAATAAAAAATCAGACAAGGTTGCACTAATTAGAACTTTTTGGGTGTTGTTAAACATAGCAACTTGTATAGCTATAATAGCTAACTGTATACACCAATGGTAATTAAGGAAAATAATATGAAAGGTGTTTCACATTACAAAAAAAATGGTAAGTTGTACAAAGGTAAAACACATAAAACTAATGGTAAATTAATGACAGGTGCTAAACATACTGCTAGTAGTGAATATTTAACACACACTAAACCAAAAGGAAAAAAATAATGGCTAAAGGATTGTACGCTAATATTAACGCAAGAAAAAAGAAAGGTATAAGCAGACCTAAAAGCAAATCAACAGTTTCTGCTAAAGCTTATAAAAATATGAAAGCTGGGTTTCCTAAAAAGAAAAAATAAATAGGTGTGAGAATGTCTAACATGACAGATTACGAAGCAGGACAGTTAGTAGCAGTAGTTACTCAGCTTAATAATGAAATAAGTGAAATGAATAAAACTTGCACTATGTTATCTGAACGAGTAAATGAATTAGAAAAACAAATGGCTAAAGGAAAGGGAATGTTTGCTGGAGCTATATTTATAGCAATGGGACTAGGTGGCCTTGGTAGTCAAATATTTAGTAAGTGGTTAAATTAAGGTATTATAAATGACAGCTATTAGACAAATACGTGGTGGTTTTGGAGACTCAGCTTTTGCTGATACCCCTTTTGCATCTAGGACTATTAATTTTGAAGTAATAACTATTGCAACATTGTCTAATACATTAAATAATTTAACATCTGTAATTGTAACTGAATCAACAACAGGGTTAGGTGGTTTTTATGAACCAGCTTTTTTACCAGAAAACAATGATAATAAAGGTTCTGGATTTTGGAACACAAGTACTAAAACAGGTACAGGCAGTCTGTACGGCAACATAACAAAAACCCCCGGAACAGGTGGTGGTTTCTGGAACAACGGAGAATAAAATGGCTTCAAGTATTGATGCAACTAAACCAACAACAGGTACAGCAACAACCTCTTCAGTAAGAGATAATTTTACATTAGCTAAAGGTGAGTTAAACGAACTCATGAGAGCAACTGAAGATCAAGTTACAGCTGGTGGAACTGCTGATGTTTTAACTGCTGATTTTGTTAATAATATTGTTTTAGCTGAAGGTGTAACAATATGTATTAAAGCTGCTTTAGCTAACACTACTGCTACACCTACATTAGATGTAGATGGCACTGGTGCTAAAACTATTGTTAAAAATTCAGGAGCTGCTTTAGTAGCTGGTAATATTGCTGGATCAAACCATCGTCTTATTCTTAAATACGATGCTTCTAATACTGTTTGGATATTAATAAACCCAGCTGAAACTGGAACTCTTTATCCAGTAGGTAGTATTTATACAAACGCTGCTGTAGCTACTAATCCTGCTACATTACTAGGGTTTGGTACATGGGCTGCATTTGGCACTGGTCGTGTTATGATTGGTATTGATAGTGGTAATGCATTGTTTGACACAGTTGAAGAAACAGGTGGTGATGCTGATATTACTATTTCTAGTACTACAGATTCACACACTTTAACAATAGATGAAATGCCAGCTCACACTCACCCCGGTGATGCACATTCTACATCAGGTATTGGTGATTTTACTATTCAAGGTGCGCAAGGTTTATTATCAAGATTAAGAGGGTATTTAACACCAAGCACTTCAACTAGTTTTATACCTAGTCAAGGTGGTGGAGCAGGTCACACTCATGGTATTACATATGATGGCACTAATTCTAACTACCAACCATTCATAACAGTTTACATGTGGAAAAGGACTGCGTAAATGCCTAAACCATTAACAGAAACAGGGTTTAATATAGACCTTACAGAACTTATACGTTCAGGTGTACAACTTAATAAATTTGATAAAAATGTTTCTTTTTGGAAAAATGTTGATGGTCTTCAATTTACTGAAAACTCAGTAAAACGTAAACCGGGAAGAGAATTAATTTTTAATTTTAATACTGAACCAGTTCGTGGGTTAATAGCACTTAATGAATACGAAACTAAAATTGTATATGCTGGCGATTTAAGCAATTTATATAGTTACCGTCTTGATACTAATACAAAAAATACAGTTGGTACTGGTTACTCGTTAGTAAAACAAGCAGGAGACACTAATTGGGATTCAGGCTCAACTACTTGGGACTCAACACTTACAGTGTGGGATGAAAGTATTGTACAAGCTTCACGGTGGAGTTTTACACGTTTTGGTAATTTTGTTATTGGAGCTAATAATACTGGCCCTATGCAAATTAAAAAATCTAATATTAATTTTAATGATTTACAAGCTACTAAAGTGTCAGGTGCTACAGTTTATGCTGGTGGTTCAGGATATGTAATAGGAGACACTATAACACATACAGGTGGTTCAGGATCAGGTTTTACTACTACAGTAGCCACTGTTACTGGTGGTGCTATTACAAGTTTTGAAATAACTAATTTTGGTACAGGGTTTACTAATAATGATACATTAACCCAAGCAAGTACTTCAGGATCTGGTTCTGGTTTTCAATTAAAAGTAACTGTACCTGATTGTCTTTTTACTAGAGTCAGAGCTGTAGCTAGACAAGGGCCACACATATTAGCTATTAATTACAGTACTTCAACTAATGATTCTCCTTTTGATTTTGCTTGGTGTTCAGCTGATGACCCAGACACTTGGGTAGCTTCAGCTACTAATTCAGCAGGTAGTTTAACTATTCGTGAATCAAACACAGAGCTTAAATGTATTGTACCATTAGGTTCAGGATTAGCTGTTTATTCAGAAGATCAAATGTTTTTAATAAACTATACTGGTGCGCCTTTTTATTTTGGTTATAGAGTAGTTACTTCTTCAGGTATTGGAGCTGTGTCAAGCAACGCTGTAGTATCAGTAGGTCGTCAAAATTACGGACTATCAAGAAGGGGTTTGTTTGTAACTAATGGTAGTACAGTTGAACAAATTGGCGTAGCGGAAGGTATTGAAGCATACATTAGAGAAAATATTGCTAAAACAGAATATCCACAAGTATCAGCTTATCATAATATTAAAAACGATGAAGTAGTTTGGTCATTACCTATTAATGCAGCTGAACCTACTGAAGAAATATATTATAATTATAAAACCGGAGCGTTTGGTGTTAGAACCGGTAGTATTTCAGCATTTACAGAATCAAGTGTTTTTGATAATGCTATTTCTGGAGATATTTTAGGAAATATTTATTTTGAAGGTACAGGAATTTCAGCTCAAACTACTACAGGTGAGACTAGGGCGCATGATCTAGGTGATGCTAATTTAATTAAAGAACTTACTAGTATAAGAGTTGGTAAAAGAGGGTTAGGTAACCCAGTAATACAAATAGGTTGGGGAGAAAATATTAATGATGTTCCAACTTATACTGATTCTTTTACAGTAAACGAAACATTTAAAGAAGAAATATTACGAACAGCTGGTAGATATTTATTTTTAAAAGTTTCAGCTAATTCACCTACTGACACATGGGAATTAACTAATATGGAAGTTCAAGGTAGAACAGGTGGTACACGATGATATTACCAGAAGAATACGATCAAACTTTAATACAACAAGAGTTTGATGATTTAAAAGAAAAATTAAGAACACTAACACATAATGTAAGTTTAATACCCCTTTCAGCGGCTCCTATTGATCCATTTGACGGTTGGTTAGCTATATCTGATGGAACAGGTTCAGGTTTTGATGGATCGTCAGGAGCTGGCCTTTACAGGTACAATTTAGCTACTACAGCGTGGGTACATTTAGGATGATTGCACACTGGCATAAAGATGTATTTGATTTTTTACCTGTTGTAGTTTGGGATTGGGTATCATTAGCCTTAGAGCATGGTAATAAAGAACGTACTGTTAAAGATGTACAACAAGACATTAAAACAGGTATCAAACAAATGTGGTTGCACTCAACAGATAAAGAGTTCGATTTTTGTATTGTTACTCAAATTAATGAATATCCATTAAAAAAAACTTGTGAAATAGTTTATTCAGGTGGATCAGGTATGATTAAAGCATTACCTGAATTAGATGTTATAGAGGAGTGGGCAATATTAAATGGTTGCTCTGATATACAAGCGGTTGGCAGAAAATACCTTTCTCGCTCACTTAAAAATTTTGGATATGAACAACGATATATAACTGTAGGAAAAACATTATGAAATTACAATACGATTCAGAGATAGGGTGTTTTCTTAATTCTCGTTTACATTGCAAAGGTGGTGGTAGTAAAACAACACAAACTACTGCTCCAAACCCTGCACAAACTGCAATATTAAATAAACAATTAGAAATTGCTAACCGTCTTGATGCACAAGGTGATTTAACTTATTACCCTGAACAAACATTAGCATCAGAAAACGCACTAATAGGTATGGGACAACAAGGACAATTAGATGTTGCTCAATTACTTAATAGTGGGTTGTCACCTGATATTATGGGTGCAGCTCAAAGAGGTTTAAATGCTGATCTAGTTAATGATCCTCGTACAGAAGCTTATGCTCAAGCAGTTACTCGTCCAATGGAACAACGGTTTCGAGAAAGCACGTTACCTAGTATTGGTTCAGCCGCTGTTTCTCAAGGTGCTTTTGGTGGTGATCGTCAAAATGTTTTAACTAACCAAGCTACTAGAAACTTTAATCAGACGTTAGGTGACACTAGAGCAAAAGTATTTGCTGATGCACAACGAACTGGTATGAATCAACAATTAAATATTTTAAATTCTTTACCTAGTATACAACAAGGTGTGTTAACACCTTCTTCATTAGTAACAGGTGTAGGTCGAGATATGCAAAGTGGAGAACAAGCTAGAATTGATGATGCTAGAGCGCGTTTTGAGTTTGGTGAATTTGCACCTACTGATACAGCACAAAGAGTTAATTCAATTTTATCCGGTATTAACTTTGGACAAAACACTACATCTAAAACAAGTGGTGGTGGTGGAGGACTGTTAGGTAAATGATGCAAGCAATAACTAAAAATGTAAAACAACTCAGGTCTAATATTAAAGCTTTAGAAGTTGAAGCTCTTAAACAAGAACAACTTAAATTAGAACCTGTACATTATTTTAGCCTTGGTTTGTACGCTCGTGAATTAACTTTACCTGCTCAGTCTGTTGTTACTGGTAAAATACATAAACACCCTCATTTAAATGTTATATTAAAAGGTGAGTGCAGAGTTACTACTCCGTTTGGTACTGAAACATTAAAAGGGCCATGTATCTTTGAATCAAAGCCTGACACTAAACGTGCAGTGTACGCAGTAACAGAAACAACATGGATTACTTTTCATCCTACAGAAAAAACTGATCTTAAAGAAATTGAAGAAGACATTATACTACCGGACTATTCGGATGTACTTAATTTGGAGAATAAATAATGACATGGGTTATAGCAGGTTTTGCAACAGCTGGAGCTTTAATAGATGACAACCCAATTGAGGGTGCGCTTAAAGGTGCAGCTTTAGCCTACGGTGGTGGGCAACTTTTAGCAGCAGGTGGAACAGCTGGGGCAACTCAAGCAGGGACAACAGCAGCAACAGCAGCTGGTACAGCAGTACCTACAGCAGCTACTGGAGCAGGTGCAACTAGCACCGGTCTGTTAGCCCCTAGTGCTAATTTAGCTACTGAACAAGCAGCATTAGGAAGTCTTACTAATGCACCAATAACATATTTAAACCCAGCAGACCCACTATTAGCAGCTGAACAAGCTACAACAAGTGCTAATATATTAGCAGACCCATTTGGTGTTGATGCTGCTTTAATGCAAAATCCAGTAAGTGGTTTAGCAACACCTAGTACAGCTACTTCAGTTAATCCGGGTACTTCTTTAACACAACAAGGGTTTGAAAGTAATTTGTTACAAAACAACCCAAATGTGGCAAAAACACCGGGCTTTAAAGAAAAATTACAAATAGGTCTTTTGCAACAAGCTCCTTCATTTCTTCCTAAAGAAAAAGAAAAACCAGCACCAGCATCTTCTGGCCCTTCATTAAGAGTTCCACCAATAGCTGGGCCTGAAAACCTATACCTGAGATTTAAAAGGAGAAAAACATAATGGCCCAAGATATGATGAATATTAATGAAGACATACTTAGGTTGTTTAATCAACAACAACAAACCCAAACACAACCTGTGTTTAACTCTGGGTTGTTATCAGGTGACCAACAAAACTTTGGTGATGTTTTAGCTAACCCTGACCAAGCACAAGTTAATGCTGGCATAGCTGGGGTTGCTAGTTTACTAAGTGGTAGAGATGCTGGTACAGCTCTTATTAATAGTGCTAATGCTTTTGGTAAAACTCGACAACAAACTTATAATAACCAATTAGCTGCTAATAAAATTGAAAGAGAATCTCTTAGAGATAGGTTATCGTCTGCTATAAGTGTAGGCAATCTTCAAAATACACAAGGACAATTAGCAATAAATGCAGCAAAAGAATTTAGAGAAGGTAAAGAGTTTGATATAACAGAGTTTAGAAAGGGTGAAGAGTTTAAAACGACAGAACAAAGATTACAAGAAGCTCAAGACTTTAAAGAAAAGTTAGAAGAAGACAAATTAGAAATAGAAAGAGCAAAAGCTGGAGAGATTTACGAACAAGAAATTGGTAGAGATCAATTTGGTGGTGTGTTAAAACAAAAAGTTCATAGAAACCCAATTACTAACAAAGAAACTGTATTAAGTGGTACTCCATCAACAACAACTACTCCTGCTAGATTAGCAGAAATTAATGAATTAAAAGGTAAATCTATTAAAGCTCTAAGAGAAGGGTCAAATATTTTCTTTGAAGATAACTTAGATACTATATTTGGTTTGTTTGAAGCACGACCAATGCTAGGTTCAGTAACAGAAGGTCGAGTTGCTGGTGAATCAACAGAATTAAAAAATAAATACAACAGGTTTGTTACAGAACGTGTTTTAGATGTTGCTAGAATATTAGCACCTGTCACTGAGGTAGATGTTAATTTGTTAATGAAACAATTAGCACCCGGAATTACTTTTGGTAGTGCTAAAGAGGCCAGAGCATGGTACACAGGTAGTTTTATACCTAAAGTATTGTCTGAAGTACGTTTTTCTGCATCTCCACTAGTTGCTTTAGATTTAGCAAGTCAAGTAATAAATCCAAAAATGGCACAGTCTGAAATAGGAACAATTATTGGGTTACTACCAAAAGTAGAAGAAATTATTAACTTTCCAGCTTCAAAGAAACAACAATTTTGGGAAGGCCCAGTTGGTTCTCCTGCTGAAGGTAGGGCGCTTACATTACCTATAATAAAAGCTTTGGCAAAAACAGATGGTTTAACAATAGATCAGTATATATTAAAAGGCAATTTAAAAAAAGTAACTAAAAAAGGTACAAATAAATGAGTACACTAGACTTTTTTAAAGTTAAAAAAGAACAACCTAATCAAAACCAAAATTTTGATACGCCAGCATCTCGTGCAATAACTGGAGAACTTTTACCACCACCACCTGTTAGAGAAGAAGGTACTACTTTAAGTTTTTTTACTGGTGTACAAGAAGGATTTAAAAACATAGGGCAAGAAGCTGAAAAAATAGGAACTGGTTTTTTAGAAAAAAACTTTTATGTAGACCCCGGTACAACACAAGCACTGTCAGATAAAATAAATGCAGAAAGAGAAGAGTTTAGAAACAGCCCTGTAGGTTCTTCAACAGCAGGTAAAGTTGGTCAATTTACAGGTGAAATATTGCCAACTATTGTAATACCCGGAGGTATAGTTGGGGGTGTAACAAGACGTATGGTTACTGGTGCAGCTGCTGGTGGTATAGGTGGTATTGCAGCACCAACAGATAGCCCAGAGTTTTGGAATGAGCAAAGAGTAGTAAATACTGTTGTAAATACAACATTAGGTACAAGTGGCCCATTAGCAATTTCTGGTGTTAAATATGCAGGAAATAAATTAAGTGAAATTACTAAAGGTTTTAGACCAAGTACTGTGTTAAAAGATGTATCTGGTTCAGTAACTAGGTCAGATACAAAAGGTGCAATACAATCAGCAACAAATCTAAATACATTCTTAACACCTGCTGAAGCTACAGGTTTTGGTGAGTTAGTTGTTAGAGAAAGCAGTCTTAGATTAGATGACCCGGCATTACAATCTCTTGGTGTAGCTGTACGAGGAAGAGAAGCAACATTAAAACAATCAATTAACGATTTATTAGAAGAAATAGCTCCAAATACTCCAGAAAGAGCAACACTTATTTCTGAAGGTTATGAAGCACTTGCTAGAACTAAAATGACTCCAAAACTACTAGAAAATATTGCTAATGATAAAACACTAGGCCCATATTACACTACATTTTTAAAAGCTAAAGGTTATAAAGAATCTATTGCTGACGTACCAGAAAACAGCCTATCAAGGTTAGATCATTTTAACGAATTTCTTAATGAAAAAACAAAAACTTTTTATAAAGCAGGAAAAAACAGAGCTGGAAAAGTTGTAAACGATAAACGAAAAGAACTGCAAAATTTTGTAGATCAAGCTGTACCTGAGTACGCTGTAGCTAGGCGAGTAGCTCAATTAGATATTATAAAGAAAAATATAATTAAAGAAATGTCAAAAATAAAAGGTAGTGGTGTGTTAGATGACGCTGGTAGACCAGTGCCAGACGCTATACAGTTTTATCAAAAATTTTTAAAATCAGGTGAAACTTATGAAAATTTAATAATTAATTTATCAGACAACCCTAATGCACTACAAAAAATATCTGATTTACGTACTGTACTATCAGCCATTGAATCATCACCATTAAAAAAATTATTTAAACCAGCCCCCGGAGCAGTAGAAGGGTTACGTACTGTTGGGCAAGCAGAAGCAGGTTTAGCATTAACAGAATCATTGCGTATTGGTAAAGGTGCTTATAGTAAAGCTATGTTAGAACTTATTACTGACCCTGCTTGGGATTCTAAAATATTAGAAAATGCTGCTGAACTTGCTGCTAAACAAAAAAAATCAGCAACAAGGGTACGTGTTGTTGAAGAATTTGCTAAAGTTATAAATAGAGTTATAGCTAAAGATAGTACTAGTAGGCAGTCAAGTGAACCAGAACCTGAATATGCACCACGTTAATAAACAGATTTGCCCCCTGTTGGGGGCTTTTTAATTTTCTATTGTATCAAGAAACTCAGCTACCACTCTTTCTGAGTGCCATAGTTCTAACTCATCTTCTGATTGGCTTCGTAACCATTCAGTGTACTGAACTAGTAGCTCGTATTCTTCATTTGAGATAAACACTAGTTTAAGCTCCTATATCTACTATCTCACAGCTATCACCTGAACAAGCTAGGGTCTGTGAACCAACAGTGGTGTCTTCTACTTCGTACTCAGATAGTTTCTCCCAATCTATATTTTTTGGCATCAACTTATTAAGTTCTTTGTATTCGTCTTGTTCTATCTCTTGGTAAGGTGCTTGTTTGTAAGAGTGGTCACTGTGAGGAAGGAATGATACACCACTCATTTCATCAAAGTTTTTAAACACCCATGCTCCTACCTCTAGCCACTCATGCTCTCTTACAGTAATAGTAACACTTGGCTTATGCTCACACCAATGTCTTTGATACATGAGCCACACTTCTAGTTGCTCAATAGCATTTAAGTCATCTCTAGTAACACAACCTTTAGGTGCTTTAGTAGGAAAGCTAAACACAGTAGTGGTATCAGGCTTCATAACACAAGGTTCTGCTGGTACACCACTGTCTATTAAGAATCTTGTGAGGGGGTCTTTGTTGTCACCTCTAACCGTCCGTATATAAAACTGGCTATGTCTAGTATGAATCCCGCTACTAGCATCAACAAGTTGGCTAACAGTACCAGAGGGCTTAACACAAGTAATAGCAGCAGATTGTGGAATCCCCAATCTTTTACTAAATTCTTTATTAGTTTGTATAGAAACATCTCTTAGTTGCTCCAATATTTCTTTAGCATCTTTACCTGTAGATACTAACTTGTTATCCATAATCCCTGTCATACTAACACCAAGCAATCTTTCTTCTTCTGTATTTCGTTGCCATATTTTTCTTAGGTAAGGGAACTTAGTATAGGTAGCTTGTATTGTACCTAAGATAGTAGCTAATCTTGTCTTGTTAGTTAAGGTATCAAGGTCATCATCATTCCTAACTACAACCTCTGTTAAATTACAGAACTGATTAGGTCTTAAAATAATCTCAGAGCAAGGGTTAGTACCAAACTCATGGTCAGGCTCTCGTCTACCATTCTTAGCTGCTTGCTTCTTAGATGCAACCCTAGAGAAGATACCACGCTCACCAGACTTAGACTCTACCAGGGCAGTCCATTCACGAAGAAAAGTTTCCATATCAGGTTTCTCTGTGTACGATACAGAGTTATTAGCTAAACCTCTTTGTGGATCTAAGACAAACCAATCACCTGATTTAGCGTGACGCATACGATCATCAGATAGGTTAGATAAGGAGATCATAGCTGACCTACGAACACCACCTACTACTACCACCTCTCCAATCTTACACATCAAGTCATGGGATTGAATACTAGATAGCTTTTTACCTTTTGCTGCTACAAATGTTTCACAAGTAAACCTAAACAAATCCTCTAGTGGTTCAGCACCAGATGCTCTACCACCAAATGTTTTTAACTTAGCACCTGCTGGTCTTACTTTGTGTGTATCCCACTTAGGTATCTCACCTGCATACAACAACGAGATTAGCTGTCTGAGGGCTTTAGCCCAACCTTCTTTACTATCACTAACCACTATGGTAGTATCGCTCTTATATAGCTCATCTGGTACTTCTGGTAGCTTACTAATGTACTGACGCTCAACAGAGAATCCAACACCAGTGCCACACAATAAGATAAACATTGCTTCATCAAAACATTTAGGGTCATCTACTGCTAAGTAGCTACAGTTGTAAGCACAAGTGTTATCTCGTTCCATAGCTTGACCAGCAGTCATCATTGCTCTCATACTAGGCATGACATTTAGATTGTAGATTGCATCTTCTAATTGCTTGTAAGTATCTTTACTTACTTTATCAGATACAACATTCTGCATATATCTATCAACTGTTTCCTTCCAAGTTTCCCTTCTGTTTAGTTCTGGTATCCATCTTGCGTATCTTGATAGGGCTATGTACTGCTGATACTGATTCATTTTTCGTACTCCGTATAGTCGTTTTCAATAATTTTATCTATGTAATGTTTAGCTTTCTTTAAATCTTCTAAGCCATTTTTCTCTTTGTATCTTGATACATACTTAACTACATTACCTTGAAAGTAATCTAATTTGTTAGCAGCAATAAAATCCCATACTTGGATAGGTAGTTTTCTATAGTGATCTCCACCCCACTGAAAGCTGCTAACACCTTTAACCACTTTAGTCATTTTATCCTCCATACTTATTCTTTAAATAATTAAGTGATACAGGCAACTCATCAAAGCTACCATTCTCTACTTCGTTTAACAACCATATACCTTTCCAAGAACTGTTACCTTGATTACCTAAATATCCTTCATCATGTTGAGTAAACATACCAGCAAACAATCCTGTTAATCTAGCGTTGTCTGCTCGTTTACCATAAGCTATATCTCTATCTTGTACATGACCCATTACACAGGACATCATCTTCTTAGTGAGCATAGCTCTAGCACTGGTTACAGGTCTACCCATAACACCAGTAGTAAAGTAATGAGAGAAAGCTACACCTTCTATTATAACAGGCTGTAAGAAGTCAGCTACTTCCCAATCATCTAAATTAAGATCCTGGTAGCCTATAGTATCTTCTAGAATACAATCGTTCTCAATAGCTCTTTCAATTCTTTGCTCGTGGTTACCAATGGTAAATACCATTCTAGGCTTCCACTGCTTCTTCTTGTTTACCTTTAATCTCTCACGCTCTGCTTTGATAGGTTGTAAGAACAAGTCCATAGCCAAGTTACCTGCATCTATGTCCTTCTTGTATCTCCTGCCTTCAAAAGATGCTTTGCCTTTATCGTATGAACAGAGAGATTCCATATCCCACCAATCACCTATCATTACAATAACATCAGGTTTCTTAGATGCTATGTACCTACCTGCGTACAGCAAGTGGTCTAGTGGTACATCAGGCTTAACCTGTGTATCTGGTATCACGCATATTTTCATTTTAACGCTCCTCATCTATGTCGTACATATCACGCATAGCATCTTCTAATGCTATTGCTTGTTCAACGGATAGGAGGTCATCATCAAAATCTATCTCCCCTCGTTGAAACTGTTGCTCTACTCTGTCACTCAAGAAATTGTTAGGTAATAACCCTTGTACTTGTAGGTCATTAATAACATCTATCATCTCATTGACAGTCAGTACAGCACCATCTCTACAAATCTTGCAGGACTTCATTCCTTTAATTATTCTGTACTCAGGATTACAAGTACCGCAGGAAATGCAATAAAGTGTATCCATCATTTTCTTGACTCCTTTAACCAATCTTTAGGCAGTGCTGTACCAAAAGCAAACTTAATACCATGATCGTTACACCAATCAGAGTATCTTTTTCTTTTCTTTTTAGTACACCACTGGTCACGCATAAACAACATACGAATGTCAAGGCTTGGATTCTCTTTTACCACTTGAGCCATCTTAGTTCTGTCAACTGAAGTGAATCTACCTTTTGCTTCTACTATAATTGAACCTATTATAAAGTCGGGTGTATATACTTTGTGAACAAACACCACACCAGACGAACAAAACTTACATCTACCTTTCTTACTTAAATAGTAAGGTATCTTTATAGTTTCGTACTCAAATTTAATTCTTCTAGCTTTTAAGTCTTTAGCTATATTAGCTTCATACTTACTTCTGTACTTGTTCATAACTAAAGTCCATTGGCATTTGTTTGTTTTTTTGTAATATCCATAAGAGTTGGCTATTCTGAACGCATCTGTTACGACCTTCATCATAACCGAACTCTTCTATGTATCTATCAATAATCATATTATCCCAATTTTTTCTTAGGGTATTATTTAAGATCTTCTTTGCTTTGACATTACCCAAACCTCTAATACCTAAGATGTTATCTGCACTGTCACCAGTCAGCATCTGTTGATAAAAGAATTCAGTGCCTTGCTTTTTAGTTACGTTTGTAAAAGTTTTATTTACAAAGTTGTAATGATTACCCTCACACATCAACAAGTCTTTATCTATGCTACATATCATAGTACCAGGATCTTGTTTAAGACCTAACGCATCATCAGCTTCTATATTATCTACCACTTTAGCTTTGTAAATATTAACCAGGTAGGTACGGATAGCCTCAAGATGAACTGGTTTAGCAATGTCTTTCCTATTGCCTTTGTAGTCATCTCTTACTTTGTTACGAAAGGTTGTCTTAGGTGTGAGGTATATGGTGTAGCTATTGCAGCCACAGTCGTCTATTATCTGATTGACATAGAGCTTAGTAGAATGGAGAGCATAAGGTTTAGGGTCAGCCGTAACTAACCCTGTTTCCTTATCCTTCTTTTGACAAGCAAAGCCTACCCTGTAAGCTATGATGTCACCATCTATTAAGGCTTTCACTTAGAAAGGAACAGCATCATCAAAAACTTCTTCTTCTATTACTGGCTGTGGCTCTTTAGCTGGTGCAACATTACCAGTAATACGTTTATCGTGAACGTGTTTAGCTAAACCAAACAAAGTTTTAATAGCAGGACTATCAACATCTTCAGAGCCAGCTATAGCAAACTCAGTAGTAACAGCCTTATCTACCTTAGAACGATACTTGCTAGGAATAGCAGTAATACCAGATACATTATCGTACACAGCACCATCTTTGTGGACGTGTTTGATAATAATATTAACTGGTTCACCTAATACTGATTCCCAATCAGCAGTTGTATCCTCTTTAGCAGTAGGTACAAAAGCCTTAAAGTAATCATACTCTGTTGACAAGCCAGACATAGTACCAAATATATTAAAAGGTTTAGACCAAATAATTCTAGGTTGTTCTACATCATCTATCTTAATAGTAGAGCCTAGCACTTCAAAGCACAAAGATATTTGTTGTGCAGGTGGTTTAACCTCACCCTTGTACTCTCTGTTTTGCATACCCAAGTCAGCTACATAGATTAACCTTGCTTCATGTTCGCCCTCTGTTAGGTTTTCATACTCCATGGTGCTAGCAACTCTTGGTTGTGACTTCCTTTCAAATCCCATTTTTAATCTCCTTAATGTATTTCTGAATAATTTTCACCAAACTGAACGTCAACCTGCAACTCTCGATTCAATTTTAGCATACGATTTACTTTTTTTATACTATTTTCCAACAATTTAACACAATTATCTCTATTGCCTTTCTTTACCTCCAATATTATTTCATCATGAAAGTTAGCTGTTAGTTGCTCTCTTTCTTTTAAGATGAACCCCACCCACATATCAAACAAGTAAGTTCCTGTACCTTGACATAAAGTTGAGAACTTATCCTTGTCACTTCTTAATGAGTACCATAGCTTAGACACAGGGTTGAACTGCCAGGTATCACCTTCAACTTCTTTAGTTACCATACTGTCACTGATAGCCTTAACACTCCAGTTTCTTTCCCAATAGGCTTCACTGATTACTTTAGCTTCCTTCATGGTAATACCCAACTGTTTTGCTAGGGTTTTAATTCCTGCACCATACTGAAGTGCATAGTTACCACCCTTGTAGTTGTATCGTAACTGAGAAATCCTATCAAGTTTGTTACCATCTTTATAATCTTGCACCTCTTGTTGAGTAATAGCTTTAGCAGATAGTGCAAGGTCAAGGTGTGGGTCAAAGTCTGGCTTAGACATTTCAAGCACATACTCTTTATCATGATCCCACATTAGGTGTTGCTTGACTCTATCCTCTAAGCTACACATATCACTACCACATAACTCTGTATCATTAGTTTTAGCTGTCAATAAACCTCTAATTTCTAATCCGTAAGGCTTCCTCGCAGAGGGTAGATTAACGCATACTGCGTGTTTGAATCTAAGAGTGTTAGTTAATCCTTGTATACAAGCCTGTACAAAGCCATTCTGCTCATTCTTTAGTAACCCTTTGACCAACCCTATACGATGCTTAACAACTGCCATAGAATCGAGAACTAAGACCTCTGGGTGTAGTAGGGATAGCTTCTTAATAGACTTACACAACTCACCATCTTTAGTTTTTACTTGGGGTATCTCCCTGTCATCTACAAAGTTAAATGTCATTGGCTTCCAACCTAAAGTAAATAACCAGTCTTTAATCTGCTTACTGCTAGTAGGATTGGGTTCTTCTTGACCTACTACTTCTTCTATTTCTTTGTCGTATTGAATAGTAAACCCGTTTTCTTCTGCTAAGACTTTCCACCTCTCACCTGCCACAGATAAACTTCCATCTTGTTTGAAAGGGAGCTTGGGTTTTTTACGCTTGGCTATCTTAGGAACTGTAGGCATAACTTTAGATAGTTCATTGATTGCTTGCTCGTTCTTTAACTCTAACTCATTGAGTAAGGTGTTAGCTTTATCTACGTCTAGCTTCCACTTTGATTTCTCTTGCAGCATAGCCATTTTCATCTTGAATGAAAGGTAACGAACTAATGGTTGGTAGTCACCATCATAAATCTTAATCAACAAAGACTTCTGTAAACCCCAGAGCTTGGTGTTAATCTTCACATCTTCCTTGCACCTGTGAATGTACTCTTCTCTTGTTAGGTTCTCCCAATCAGTAATGACTGGCTTCTCAATGTTTAAACGCTCACCCCACTGCTCTAAGCCATGTCTGTTAATTGTAGGAAACAAGTACCAGGATAAAGCTAGGGTATCTATTAGTTGAGCTTTGATCCGAATGTTTAACAACCTCTCAATAGTTGGTATGTCGTAACGAATAATATTATGTCCGATAAGTACATCATCACTGGTAAGGTTCTTAAAGAAGAATCTATTTACTTCTTCTCCATTAGCAATCATGCAATGTATCTTTGTTGCATCAATACCATCAGCTTCTATATCAAATACATACTCAGTCATTGCAAGCCCTTCCATGGTTTTCATGGTATCCAAGTTCTTTGTAGACCTCTTTAGCTTTAGCTACAGCGTCTAGTTTACATTTAAAACTACCATAATGACCTTGACACACTGCAACTTTCCAAGCCTGTTGTTTTTTGTTCCATTTAACTCCTATATGACCAGAGGTATTATTAGATGGAAGATCTCTATTCTTAGCATTTACAGATTGAGTGACATCTCTAAGGTTTTCTATCCTGTTATCAGTTTTTATTCTGTTAATGTGATCTATTTGATTGTCTGGAAACTTACCATGGACATACAACCAAGCTAACCTATGAGCCCTATATTTAACACTATTAATTCTTATACAAATATAGCCCGAACCATTAATACCACCAGCAACATCTCCAATTTTAGCTTTACCACTATTTATCTTTCTTTTAAACACTCCAGTTTCAGGATCATAATTTAAATATTTCTTCAAAGTTTTTTGATTTAACATATCACCAACTCCTCGTTTTAGGTTCTAAATACTCAGTAGTTTCACTATCATAAAACATATCTACTGAACCACTCGTACCAAACTCACGATCATATAAAATCTTAACTTGACTGTGATTAACTTTCTCAGGAGGGCAGTCTGCTGATCTATCACGCTCTAAGCCCAAGCCAATATGACTCCATTTCTCGATAGCCCTTGATCCTGTCATCTGTCCAGACAGTACCTTACCACCTTCTTCGTGACTCTTGTTGCCCTTACTGGGTGGATTAACGTGACTGAAGCACAGGATAGTAATAGGATAACAGTTTACCAGGTCAGCTAGGTCAGTCATTATCTCATTTAACTTATCATTAGCTTCTGAGCTAGTGTACCTCGATATTAGTGCTGTAAGTGGATCTAAAAAGAACTCACAGACCCCATCAATCAAGTGCTGCTCAATGATACAAGCCTTGATGTCTTGCCAATCTCTACTGCCTGTTCTATCGTACAAAAAGAGATTACCTTTAAACCTATCTAATGTAGACGCTAACAACCTATCGTCATAGTTATTGTCAGGTAACAAAAAGTTTGTTCTTGCTAACTTAGAGGCTATCTGTTTTAAGGTTTTTATTGGGTGGACTTCAAGGTCATAAACACCCACTGGTCTACCATGCTCTATGATTATGTGTTTAACTAATTGGTTTTTAAATTCGCTCTTACCACCCTTAGGATAAGAAGCTAGTACAACTATGTTATTAGGTCTTAATATACCATTGTGAGTTACTGCATCTAAAGTAGACCAACAAGTAGATAATCCTTTTGTCGGTCTTTGTAAGGCTTTCTTGATTAATTCATCATTAACCTCGACCACTTCTCCCTGTCTTTGGACTGACGATCTCCATACAGCTTGTTCAAACAACTCTTTACCCCTGTCGGCTACAAGCATATCGCTGGCATCTTTTAATGGTAACGTAGCGACCTTTGCCATTGGAAATACTTTTAAGACTTCTTTAACAGCCTTCTCACCTGCCTGATCATTATCAAAGCATAAAATGATCTCTTTGAATGACTCGACAAAGTTTCTATTGTTGATCAAATCTTTTACTGCACCTGAACAACCTTTAGTTAAGCTAACGACAGATGGTTTAAGATGCTTGTACTTCTCAGCAGTGTGATCTTTGATAACCTGATATAAACTCAGAGCATCAAGCCTGCCTTCAGTAATATAAAGTTTATGACCATTACAAGCTGAAGCATGGTGTTTGCCCCATAAATCTAAACTGCCCTTACGATCACCTATAGACATAAATCTTTTATCTTTGACTTGCTTTTGCTCATAACCAACCAGGATACCCTCGCTTGTATCAGGTGAGAATATACTGGTGATTGTTTCACCATCTTCCTGAGATAAAGCAACTCTTACCCTGTAAGCAGCACAAGTTTCTTTTCTGATCTTTCTATCTTCTAATGCTCTGATAGGCAATTTCTTAATATCTTCAATTTCCATTGTGCTAACCTTGTTGTACTGTTGTTTTATTGGTACTACTTTGTCCAAGCTATCATCACTTGGAAAGTATGTTTCACAAGCGAAGCACCAGCTATCGTTTGGTTTATTGTCGTAGGAAAAAACTTGGTTCGCATCGCTTGAGCCACACTTTTCACACGATTTCTTATAAATTGGGTTACCTTTCTGCGGACTATTCATCAAGACCTTCCTTATAATGTGGCACTAGGCATAGTGTTGTACCCTTATCTTTAACTTGATCCCACTCTCTATTAAAAGTATCGAATTCCTTGCTAGTAATTCCTGTTCTTATTCTTTTTGGCTTTTCATACACACTCAATATTAGCACATCAAATAATTCCATGATATTTTGTACCCTCTAATTGTTTAGTTTCCCACTCTAAGGCATATTCGCAAACATATTCCGCAAGCAACTGAGGACGAGAACGTAATTCATAATACTCTAAGATTTTATAGAGTTGCATACGAATATGATTATCTGATTTACCTAGCTTGTTTGCTATCTCAGTGTTGCTTAAACCTTTTAAGATGCCAACCAAGACTGCTTGACAGGTAGGATCTAGCTTATCTTTTTTCATTATCAGAAGCCCTCCACATCATTCGCTCTTGCTCCTCTTGCAGAGTTTCTGGAGTAATAAACTTAGCTAGTAACTCAGTGTGCGAATTAACACCAAATTGATCGTAAACGAACCTGGTATGTTGTCTACAAGTACGAAATGAGCATTCCATCTTATCAGCTATAGCTTTAGTAGGTAACCCCAGTAAAAGATAGAATAAGCACTCTTGTAAACGCTCAGAAAGATCATGCTTATTATGCTTTCTGAACGCTGATATGTCATTTGTTTTCATTAATTGTCCTTTTGGTTGCATTGTTATACGAAAAAATATGATAAAATATTCTTATAATATTCTATTTACATATCCCTAGATTCATTAACTTGTTCTTTAGCCATATCTAATATTGTATCCTCAAACAATAAACCTTCTTCGGGGTTAGATCCATTGATATGGCATTCGAGCATATATTCTGGATAATTTTTATTTATAATACATAGAGCCTCAACTCTAAAATCTTCATCATTAATGAATTGCTCAAAACATTCAGTTAGTTTCTCATCTTCATATTCATTAAAACTTGTAGCGTATATGTACTTATCGTGATTATCCATTATCCTAAATCCTCATATGTTGGTTCTTCAGTTCTTGATTCAACATCTTTAAGTTGCTCAAGCCCGTATTCATTATTGTAACCTATATCATAAGACGAATCACCTTTTAAGACTCTATCTCTTTGATAAACATTTCCTTCCATGCAATCCCTGACACCTTCCCTGTACGATATAACATCTTGAACCCCATCTTCCATAATGAAATCAAAGTGTCGTGGATCAATATCTGCCTGTAAAGGTGCTTTTAATTGCTTATCAAACTTCTTTAAAAGAGTATCAATTTTATTTCCTGCACTCTCAATGTTCTTGCATCTTAATAATAAAAATTCTTCTTTAGTCATTTTTAAGTCCTCGTTAATGATTGTTTTAATCTGTTCACACTCAATAGTACATAATCTGAACTGTCATATCTAGCTTTTTTC